AAAAGAAATCAAAGTCCATGCTGTATGCACTCCTTCGCTTGACCTACTGACATCTTGAACCACTCACCCCTACGTTCAGCAATCTTCTCAGCAGCCTTGTGTGCAGCAGCTTCAGCCTTACGTCTGTCTGTAGTAGATACTGAGTACATAAGCTTGTAGTTACGGAAGGGACTACTAGTCTGATAACCATTCAGCCTATCCTCCGCATCAAGAGCCATGCCAATCTTTACCCACTCAGGCCATGCTGAGTTAGTAATGATGTAAACATATCCCTCTGTTACAGAGTTAATAAGATTATGACTATGCACATCGTCCCAAGATTTATACCTACCTGCTTTATGTAGTGGATGTTTCTTGGAAACCTCTTTACCATTAACATACATTCTATTAGCATCACGCTTACGTACTGCCTCTGGATTATCCTTATAGAAAAAAGGTTTACCTGTCTTTGGATTAATGGGTGTCTGCCCAGTTACTTCCGTACTTGTATTCGCTGTCAAGCTTACATCTGAACTTGAAGTGTCGCTCGACTTCTTCCATACATAGCTGAATAAGTTTTCCTGTTTCATCTTCCTGACCTTTCTTTACTACTAACTGTACTTCATCATGGATGAACGCTACAATCTGTGCGTCCAAGTTTGCTTTCTTGATAGCACGTGCAATGAACACGTACCATGTCTTACAGATTATTGCGCCACACGACTGAAGTAAAGTGTTCAGTGAAGCATGACTGTGACGAACTGGTATGGCTCTGCCATCCAATCCTTTGACCCATCCTCTGTCATCTGCTGCTTTAGCTACAGCATCCTTCAGATATTTTAGGGCTGGTAGTTTCTTCAGAAACTTATTCTTGATAGTCTTACCTTCCTTACTACCCTTGTTAATTATCTTACCAATCTTCTCATCACCTGCACCATATAAAAATCCATAGATGAATGTCTTGGCATTGGAACGTGAGGGTAGACCAGCAGCTTCTTGGTTGATGGTATGTACGTCACCATTAACTACTTCGTAAGCATAAGAACCATCATCGTAAGCAGCCATGTAATGAGCAAGGCATCTAAGTTCCAGCCCACTAGCATCAGCACCCAAAAGACTGTAGCCATCAGGAGCATGAAACAAGCTGCGACATTCCTTGCCGAACTCTGCACCCACACTTGGCACTTGCGCCATGTTAGGGTTGCTATGCGTACAACGTGAAGTGACAGCACCCATGTGATTAACTCTACCATGTAACTTACCATCCTTCTCCATCTTCAACCAAGCTTGTTTGCCTGTGGCTAACTGACCTACTCTCTTGTTGAGTAGTAAGTACTCAGTCAACAGCTTTGCCTCAGGCATATCAATCTTAGATAAGACTTCTTCATCTACCTTTGGGTCACCATTGTTAGTGAAAGCTTTAGGCTTCCATCCTTTCTTCATCAACCTGTCTGCTATCTGTTGACGTGATGCAGGGTTGAATGGAATGGTCTTGGTCTTGGTCTTCATCTCAATTACAGTAGGCTCGAACACCTGCTGTAACTCCTTTTCTATAGTTTCCTTACGCTCTGCTATGTCAGAGTACAGAGACTGTGCAGCCTTGACATCAAAGTCAAAGCCTCGTTCCTGTTGCTCTATCAGTAGAGTGTGTATCTCAGTCTCAAGGTCTAGTGCCTCTTTGCTAAAATTTTTTTGCATAATTTTGAGATAGAGTTTGTGATTGACCATTGTGTCTTGGACGCAGTAGTCAAGCATCTCTTGTGAGAAAGCTCCAAAGCTCTCAATATCGCTACCGAAATCACCTTTTAATTCTCCTAGTCTGTAGCCCCAAGCTTTCAAACTCTGCCTACCTATCAAGGCTAGTGGCATCTTATCTTGCTTGTGTAGTTTGATATCAACCTCACGTATGTCAGGCCATATTGTTCTAGAGTATACCAACGTATCAAGAGTTTGTCCAGTGTACTTGTATCCATGTAACTTATCTAACACACGTAGGTCATACTCAATAATGTTATGGCCTATCAGCATGTCTGCTTTGTCAAGTAACCTGATGCCCTCTTCTATATTGTCGGGGTCAAAGGTGTGTACCTCGTTAGTGTCTACATCCCTCGCTACAATGCACCACACCTGTGTTACATCATCCAAGAGATTGTCTGCTTCTATATCAAATATTAGTTTCATGCTCTGTCTCCGCAGTAGCTAGTTAAAATTCTATGTCATCCTTATCTTCATCAAAGATTGTCTCAGTCATACGTCCTGTATCTGTATCGTATAACAGTGAACAACATAGTCCTGTCTCGCCTGACCACCTGTTCTTCAGAACTCTGACGTGGCTGACGTGAGGATTGTCTTTGTCTTGTTGGTCTCGCTCTAATCCAATCACCATATCACTAAGCTGACCGATTGCTGCTGAACCACGTAGCTGAGAGAGTGAAGTCTGTGCGCCATCCTCATGTCCTCTGTCACCAGAGGGACGCTTCAAGTGTGACACTAGTATCAGTCCACAGTTTAACTCCTCAACCAACGCACGTAAACGTGTCATTGTGTTATCAATAAGTCTCCTCTCATCTCCACCTTCTAGTCCACTGACTACGATACTGATGTGGTCAAGGATAATGTAGTCACACCCACAACCATGCACTAAGTATCTTATCTTGTCAAGTAGATTATCACTATCAGTAGAACCCCAATGGTCATAAAGGTATACTCTACCAGTTCCAAGTGTAGCATCGAAAGCATGTTTCAACTCCTCTTCTGGCACACTATTGTTATGTAAGTGCAGGGGCTTGTTCATCTCAAGAGACATCAAGCCTAAGGCAGTACGCTTTATACTTTCTTCTAGAGCAATGTACCCTAGTGTCCTACCATTCCTGATTAGGTTATGTGCAAACTCACGTGCAAGCTGCGACTTCCCTATACCAGAACCAGCAGTCACTGTGGTTATCTCACCTCTGCGACAGCCCCCTGTTTTCTCTTGCATACCTATGTATGGATAAGGTACTGAGTCTTTACTGTCATCCTCAGTTACAATGTCCCACACATCTGTACCTGCTACGATACCATCAGGTCTGAATGTCTTAGCTTCCCATACAGCATCGACTAGTTCCTTGACCCTACCTGCTTGTAACATTTCGTTAGCATCCTTCAATGGAAGGGTAGCTATCTTACATTTGTTAGGTGGTAGTACTGAGGCACAATCCTTTGCTGCCTTCTGACCTACCTCATCCATGTCAAACATAAGTACTACGTACTCATACTTGGACAACCACTCAATAGATTTACCCAACGCTTTCTTAGCAGAGGTACACCCTGAGGGTAGAGATACTACAGGCCACTTGTTATCCATCACCTGTGATAGGGACATAGCATCTAGCTCACCCTCACATATAGTAATGAACTTACCACCCTTACCATCTCTCCATAGATGCTCACCATACAGGCCAACATCTTTAATGTTACCAACAACAGAGAAGTCCTTGTTGGCAAACCTAATCTTTTGTGCTGCTAAATCTCCAGCCCTGCTGCGATAGTTAGCAACCTGTACCTTCTGTCCCTTGTAATCAGAAACACCATAGCCCCAGAACTGGCAAGTCTTTTGAGAGATACCACGCTTAAGTAAATCCCTGTACTCTATGTCCAAGAAGGCAGTGTCATGTGTCTCAAACTTTGCCATAGCTTCCTCATTGTTAGCTGGTGTTAGTGTCTGGCAAGAGAAGCAGTAGTGTTTACCATTGCTATACAAAGCGTTGGCATCACTACTGCCACAGTGAGGACAGGCTACGTGCCTGATAAACTCACCATCCTCAACCATCTTCTTGTGCGTCCTCAAGTATGTCTACCATACGTGCTAGACCCCTACGAATTTTGTCTAGTACCTCAGGTGGATACTTATCCTCATCCTGTACCATCAGGTATGCCATGTCACTGTAATCAACATGCTCATATATCTCAGCCTCATCTACATAGACAGAGATAGCTATACCATCCTTGTTGAACTCAGCTTGGACATCAATCTCAGATACAATCTCTTCTGTAATATCTACAATACTCATGGGTATGCCTCGCTTTTCTCATCCTGTTCATCTTGAAGTGCGTTAGTAATGTCGTACCAAAGACTATCTAATTGCTCATCGTTAATTAATGATAGTAATTCAAATACTACTGCTTCTATATCCCACTGCTGAACCATAGTGGTTCTAACTATATCTTCCTTAAAAGAACGCTCTTCACTATCCATCTAACCACTCCTCAGGTATAGTTCCCTCACTCCAGACAAAACCATTACGGTCTGCCCACTCAGCGCAGGTCATCTTAGACCCATCCTTCCTTTTCTTTGCACCCTGTATAGTAGCACTGGCTTTCTGGAATACAAACCTGATGTCCAACTCTGGATGCTGTGCCTTTACAGCCTTCATCTTTCGTTGTGCATCCTGTCTGAAGTATCCCTTCAACTCTACATACATAGTGCCAAGCTTTAAGTCAGGTACGTAGTGACGCTCCACATAGTAGGCCAACTTCTCTGGCTCATACATATATGGAACATCACGTACGTTCAGGTCATCAATGACCCTCTCCTCAAAAGTCCCCTTCGGCATCGGCATCGCCACCAAAGACATCAAGTGCGTCATCCTTCTGCACAGCAGCAGTAACAAACCCATCCTCTTCCTCAAAGATAGAGGCAGCATTGTTACCATACTCCACAATGTCAATGACTTGTACAGCTTTCAATCGTAGTGTGACACCCACTGTCTTAGTGGCTGGCATCATGTAAGGGAAAGGCTCGACTGCAACCTTAACAACAGAACCGTTGCCAATGAGGGTAGACCCATCAAGCGGTGTCTTCTTAGCATCCACAACCATAGGCTTCTGCTCGTACACCTTACCATCCTTTGACTTAACACGTGCCTTCATCTTTGCTTTGAATACAATGTCACCAGTAGGTGTACCAGCTTCATCAGTATCCATCTCAAAGGGCTGATGTGTGGACAGGACGTTTGTTAACTTAGGGTTATCCTTGACAGCTTCAGCACGTTTAGCTTCTATCATACTGTTGAACTGCTCACACACTTCTGTTGCTTCTGCCTCAGGTACAACCACCTGAACAGAGTACTCACCCTCTGGAACATAACGAGTATCTGCTTCAAATACTTTTGCCCATCGAGCGTTGCCTTTAATAATTTCCAATTTGTAATCTCCTATAATTATGATTAGGCTATGATGTAACTTTAGGATTTATGCAAAGAAGTACTGTGACTTTAGAACCTCACGTAAATCTAAGTTACCTTTACTTGGTGGAACAGGAACATCCTGTGTACCAAGCACTGTTATAGCATGGTCTCTCAACTCAGTCAAGACATCATGCTGTTCGTACATATTAACAAACTCCTCACGTAGTACCTCAGATAGCATAGGCATGTTGGTTGAGTGTGTACCATAGCTGTCGTGTACCATTGCGTAGTCCTCAATACCAAGCTTGGTTGCTCTGTTAATAGTCTTGGTCATAGCTGCTGCATCCATAGAGTGTATGAAGTTAGGGCTACTACCCAAGCCTGTACGCTTACGATGCACTGCGTTGTCTCTATCCTTAGGAAAGGACAGCGATACAGTGTTACCGTTGATGTGTGTCTTAATCCTTTTACTGTCTGTTTCGTTGTAGTTCTGTAGCACTAGCCAGCCTGTAGGTGTGACCCATTCCATGTGCTTGTTGTGGTCTGAGTACACATCTGCTACATCCTTGATGTATGTCATCACCTCTCTTGCTGATACAATCACATCTGATATAGCATCCCATACATACTTTGACAAGTAGGTAGATGCCTCAAACAAATCATCACCGAATGGATTAGCTTCTCCCTTGTTTATCTTGTCTTGCATTGCTTCCTCAATGTACTGCCTACATGCGTGACGTGTACCTGAGTAGGGTACTATCATAACAGGACGCTTGGCTATCTTCCTGTCTATACCAAACTCTAAACACTTACGTGCTAGTTCTGTGTCATCCTCTCGTACCTGACGTATAGCTTCTTGTGCTACCTGTGTGTAGATATCTTGAGGTAGTTCAGATGCTGTGAGGTTGGTAGCCCTACCCCCTTGCTCATCCCTCAGTATAGCTGACAGGTGCTGTAGTCCATTGCATGACCCATCTGCTGCACAGGGTAGACGTGTCTCAAATCCCCAGCCCTGTCTGACTAGGGCTGACATCTCATAGCACCACGAAAGAAACTGGAAGGGTTTGTCTGCTTCTAACCATATCGTGTAATCATATGGGTTAGCCACTACCCTATGAGCATCAGTCTCTGCAAACTCCCATGCCCATCTCTCTCGCTCGTCCAAGGATACCTTGTCGTTACCAAACAGGTTAGCACCGTGAATACACAACCATCGTGCGTCATCCCAACTGTTGATGGTCACAGGGTAGCTAAACTCTAGCAGTGCCTTGCTCCAATCTGCTGACTGAGTAGAGAGAAACGTGCTGGATGCGTACTTGCGTGAACGAAAGTCGTTCTGCCATACATAGTAGAACCTATCATACTTGCTGTACTGTTCTGCTATCTTTAGTGTACGCTCCACCTGCACACGCTTGCTCATGCTGCGATTGTTTAAGGAGTAGATTTGATTACGCTTGCGTGACCACGTGCGAAACACATCCCTCTCTTGCTCAGTCATCTCTTCAGGTTCTTTATCAAATGGGTATGGTGGTAGAGGTAAGTCCTCTTTAGCTGGTAGGTTACCCACCTGATGTCCATTGTCCCACAAGTTACGTGTGACTTCCAGTACCTGCTTGTTAATACGCCACTCAGTACGCTGTAGTGTGTTAAGACAGGCATACTCTTGTGTCAAGTCTTGCTTACGCAATCTATTTAAGTGTGTCTTTAAACTCATCTACGCCTCACTATAGGTAGCTTGTTAATGTCGTGACCATGATAACCACCACCTGTTACATCTGTCCAATCCTTAGGGATGATAACACATGGTAGTAGTCTAGGTCTGTGTGTCTCAGCAAAACTATTGAACGCATCAATCCATTCTACTGTGTCTGTCTCAGGTACTACATAGGTGGTCTTGCTTGTACGTTTAACCTGCTGTGTGTTCAGCTTTATAATACCTGTACTCTGGATGATAAGGTCTACCATCTTGAAGCCTACATGTACACGCTCTGACTGTTGCCATGTGTTCTCCTTGTATCCATCCTTATTCATCTTGTTAGTCAAGCCGTAGCGTCTAGCACCATAGGCTTTCTTCATAGCTTGCTTGATTGTGTTACGTGCTATGTCACCCTCGTCTGCTATCCACCTGTCCAGCCTGTCTTGTATCTCAATGGCTGACCCAATGCTTCTAGCTATGTACATCAGTGTGTTCTTTCTACTGATGCTATCAACCAGTGTGACTAGACTGAGGTATGCCAACTGTTCTGGATGTACACCCTTCACTCTCTTCCACGCTATGTCTCGTGATGTATTGCTTGGATTGTCCAACCATTCTCGTATAGCTACGGTCATGTCATCCACTAGCCTAGCTATGATAGCCCTGCCGTGCAGAGTGTGGCTCTCTTTACCACGTTCTATTGCTGCATCACGTTCCTTTCTAAATCTTTCTATGCCACCTGTCATCATCTCAGTTTCTAACTGTAGCTGGTGGTCAATAAGGTCTTGGTCTGTTTCTAAAGTTACATCCATAAGGAGACCCCCTGTTTTACATTATACTATAGTATGTATTACATGTTATAACATGTTTAACATACCTGCTACACCAATCAGTAGTACACCAGCTAACATAGTTATAAACTGTAGTCCTACTACACCCTCTTCGTTGTTAGTAAGAGAACCACACATAACTATCAACCACATGGCTACTATCCAACCTACTATCAATATAGTCATACTACCTCACCATAATTACGTAACATAAATGTTTCATATGCTGTATCTTGTACCACATCTGGTTCTTCTGACCATTGCATACCACACTCATGGCAGTAGTACTCAATCATACCATCCACTGCATGTAAAGCTTCTGCTTCTCCACTACATGCCATGCAATCCTTAAATCCCATGCTCATCCCACTGCTCCTTGTTCTTCATCTCATTACCTGCCTCGTACCCATGCTTGTACTTTACATTGTACTGTGGCTGTTTCTTTTTATCATACTGGTTGTCGTATGTCAACCCATGATATCCATTGTGGTAGCCCATAACGTAGGCATCATCGTACTTGTTTCTCATACTGTCTCCTTCCACCACACAGGTGTGTCGCTGTAGTTCCAGACTGCAAAGCTAGACTTGTCACCCATGTAGTACGCACGATACGCAGCTACTGAACAGTCAGTCTTGTATTGGTCAGGCATACACTGTGGTGGTTGTATGTAGCCTTCGTCTGGTATGTTCTCTGGTAGTACTGCAAGACTATCAAGCAGTCGTTGTGTCTTGTGTATCTTGTGATACCTGAGTGTATAGTTCTTGCACAAGTAGAACAATAAGTCAAGCGTCCACTTGTAATGACTAGCACTAGCACGTACCCATACAGTAGATGGATGGTTGATGTGCGTACACTTATACAAGTCTACATAGTCTGCCCACTCGTCACCATCTAGTACCCTGTGTGCAGTACTAAGTAACTGTGCTGTCTCTAGTATCATCTTGACTACATGCTTATCGCAGTGCATCTCTGCTGCTTCCTCTGGTATTCTACTTAGATAAAAGATATTCATAGCCAGTCCCCTTATCCCTTCTAGTCGTTGTCGTTATCTACTACTAACTCTAGTTGTGGTTCGTCATACATCTCTAGTTCTATCTCATATTGGTTCGTAAAGTATGACCAATCCTCTTGGTTAATAACAGTATACAGTATGTCGTGCGCTTCTGTCAAGTCATAAACTTGTATTGGCTCACCAATAAAAACAAGTTGTCTCTTGTTGTCAGTATCCAGCAAGGCTATCTCATAGGTGGTATAGCTATCCCCTGCCCCATTCCTATGCTGTAACTCGCTGAAGGATAGGCAAGCATTATGCCCCTTCAATGGTATCTTAAAGTTTCTAATGCTCATCTTACTGCCCCATGATTTGCCATGTCTAACCCTAGTATCATACCGTCAAGATAGTTTAGCATCTGCTTTGGTGGTAGTCTGTGCTGTATGATAGTACTACCCTTGTTAGCTGTCAACTGCCAGCCACCGTAGCAAGGTGCATTGTTTAAACTGTAGTGTGAAGCCTCGCTTGTGTGTAGTGTCCTGTTGATACGTCCCAAGCGTACCTCTAGCATGTGTTTAGTTACTCGCATTGTCTATACTCCTTATCAATCTCTTTCTGCCAAATTTTGACCTGTTCCCCCCAATCACTAAACTGGAAGCTGGCTTGGTCTTTCTTCATCTCCAGTTCATCAATTAATTCTGATAGTAATACACTCTGACCTGCCCAATAATCGCGCATCTTCAAGGCATTAATTAACCTCTCTGTATTCTCTGTGGACTTATTTAAATTTGCAGCCATTACTCTACTCCTTAATGATTGACCTGATACCTGCACCTAGTACTAGCACAGATGCTGTATAGATTGCTGGCATACCTAGTCCATTGTAATAAACTAACTCTGCCCCTGATAGGTACATCATAACAGACCCACCTGAGATTGTCAAGATTGTTAAAGCTTTTTCTAACATGTCTTTACCTTTCTTAGTTCTTCTGTTGCTGATTTAATACCATGACAATTACGGCACATCACTTGACACTTTCTTATTTCTTGCATAAGCTTTTTTAGTGTCCATAAGAACATCCTTGATGGTGATTGTATCTTACTACTTGCATCCACATGGTCTAAGTCTAGTGCATATGGACTATGATTGTACCCACAAGATACGCATCCCTTACTAGTCTTATAAAGATTAATCCAATGCTTGCGCCTTGCTCTCTTGTACTTGTTACGCTCTAGTTTTTTAACTGGTGTTTTCATTATCTTATCCTATGCCATGTATTCTGCGCCATGCTACCCACGTGATAGCTTGCATCTCAAAGGCTTTTAATGCTCTACCATTGAGCCTAACTTTCTTACCTGCTGCTACATACTCAGCTTGCAGTGTTGCATACTCTTTTTTACCTATGCTTATGCTACCTGTCAAGCCTTCTCTTACATTGTAAGCTATGTTCCTAGCATGTCCATCTATGGTGCATGTATCATAGCCCATTATGTTCTGAAAGAAACTAGTAATCTTTTGCCCATTGAGGATAGCTATCACCTCTGCCTCTGTTTCTGGCATTGCCTCTAGTATACTCCAAGCCTTCTGTTTCATAGCATGGTACGTGCTTACCTTGAAGCTATCTATACTATCACCAGTAACATAGGCTTGCACCATGTCACTTGTATTGATGATGTTACGCTCCCACCTATTGTTAGGTGATAGTGCTGCGCATACTCCTACCACTATATGCAATGGTACTTCATAATCTAGCGCAATGCGATTACACTCTGCTAGTGCTGTTGCATACCACACTACACCATCACGCTTTTCCTCAGGTGTAGCTAGCCTGTATATGGCTACAATGTTTTCTACTGTCATAGTATCTACTCCTAGCTGTTACAAGGTACAACGATACAGTATATCGTTGCCCTACTAGTGTCAAGTGATATTTACAATGTCTTGCACTCCTCCAAACTTGCGCTTGGCTAGTGCTGGCACTGATAGATAGTGGCTAGTCTTGCCCATATGCAAGCCCATAAATGTAGAGCCTCGCTTCATACCGAAACGGTTTTCCACAAAACGCTTGCGCTGTCCATATGTTGCCACTGTCTTGCCAAATAGTTTAATAGTTGTTGTTTTCATTGCTACTACTCCTAGCGTTATAGGTACACCATTGCACCTTGTAACAGCTAGGCTTCTGTCCTTGCTATCGGACTCCACCTAGCTTGGCTAAAGCACTCTTGGTAGCTCTAGGGTCTAACGCCGCACTACTCTATAGCCAGACCTTGCACTGACATGGTACTAGAAGCTTCACTTTGTGCGCTATGTGCGCTATCCGCCTCGATGTGTCTTTCTATTCTTCTACTCTAGTCTTGTTGTCTTGTCTTGTCAATAACTTTTTTAACTTTGTTTTGCGTTAGTTTAGAAAGTAGGACATTAAACCGTTTATCTAAACTAACTAAGCGCGACCTGTCATTATTACTTTTCTTTTATGGTGTATGCTTAACACCTGTCTTGCTATGATTACATTAAACAACACTATTCAAACATTGTCAAATAAAAAAACAAATAAAATGTAAATAATTTATAAAAAGTTTGGACATTATATAGTAAAGGTAAAAAATAGATAAAGAGAGACAGACAGATGTTGCAAAAATGTCACACAATGCAGCACAATGTGGCACATTTGTCACAGGGCGATGGCATGTGTTATATTTATAGCACAGGTGTTGCAAATTTATCACACACGCTTGCAGGGGGTCATGCCTTTCTAAAATTATTATATACCCTCTCAGATTTTTTTAACAATTTTAGACCGTGTTACACCTAATACACCCTGTCACATTTATGTCACACATATCTAACCGTCACATAAGCATTGTTTAACATACTATACCTACTATGTAGTATTCCCTTTACTTATTACTACGAGTAGTGTATAGTATGTACAACAATGTACTACATACTATACTATGTTCTACATACTATACTATGTAATAGTTTAATCTTTCCCCTTAGGATGTAACTTTAGATTTGTATCCATCCAGAAGGGTCTGTTGAACTAGTGCCAAAGTTAAGGTTTGACATGAACTTATCTAGTTCTGCATCTAGTAGTTCTTCTTTACGTACCTGTATCTCACTGTCAGCATCTGCTGCCATCTGGTCAACCCAGTACTGTACAGCCATAGCTAGTACATCAAGTCTATCATCGTGAGCCAATGCTCCACGTACTTTCGTGATACGTGTCATCTGATAGGTAAGCATATACTTAATACCCTTATCAGGTGGCATGTGTTGCACACTGTCATAGTCCTTTTGTATAACCTTAGGGTCTAGTATTAGCCTATGTTGGTTCATAACAGGCTCTAGCGTGTCGATGATACGACTTTCTTTCTGTGTATTATGTCTAACCTCTTCCATCGTGCATGGGTATGTCTTAGTCATGTACGGCTTGAGTAGCTCAGTAAACATACCGTCACCAAAGTTACTCTCAACGAGTACCATGTTAACACTGTGTATTTTTGCTAGGTCTGTAAGATGCTGTAAAGTAGTGTCAGAGTATCCACCCTCAACCCCACCAGCGTCTACAACATACAGAAAACCGTTTAACATCTTTACAACTGCGTAGGCAGTTTCATCAGAACCTCTACCAGAAGGGTCAATAGCAAGTACTGAGCCTGTATACTTAGCTCTACCTACTGTATCCTCTGGTGCGTAGAACTTATCACCACTAAGACCTACGTTAGGCACGTCTGACACAGGCTTCATAATGCCATACACCATCTTCTCAGGTGCTGTATCCTTATCACATGAGTATACTATCAAGTCTGATAGCTTGAGAGGGTACTTGTTAGCATCAGATAATGACGTGTCCAACATAAACTGCAAAGCAAAACCACTACGTCCATAACTTAGCTCTCTTTCTAGTAGGTCTTCGTCATCAAACCGTTTAGGGTCTGTAGGAAGGTCATACATAGCTGAACCCTTGTCTTGAAGGGTAGCATACAGCGAGGGTGCAAGACGGCCACCATACGCCTTCTCAGAGCGTTCTAGGCTAGGATAACGAGCAGGCCACACTCTCATCTCGTATCCACGTGCTAGTAGTACGTTATAGAGTGACATCTCGTTCTGAGGTGTACCAAGGTAGATAATCTTACCGTCAGGCTTTAGAACAGCGTCAAACTCTTTAACAGTTTCCCCTAGCTTCTCTCGCATCATGTGCGTCATGGAGTTATTAGGTACTTCTACGTCATCAGCAATGATAATGTCTGCACGACTACCTGTAAGCTGTCCAGTAACACCCACACTCTTTACAGAGGGGCTACCAGATGCTTTAGCTGGTGCGACATCAAAGGCTATCTTAGACCAGCGTTGCCCATCTTTAGCAATTAAGTGCTGACATATTGGTAGCTCAGTAATAATACGCTGCGTAAAGGTAGAGAAATCATCAGCACGTGCTTTAGACGCTGAGACAACCATAAACTTTAGCTGTGGGTCTAGCAATAGCTGATGTACCACATAGGCAGCAGTAATGTATGACTTACCTACACCCCGAAACGCCTCAATGATGCTACGCTTGGGACTTGTCTGCAAGTAATGTGCAATATCGTACTGCACTGGTGTAGGCTCTGGTAGTCCAAGGTGTTGCCACACTAGGTACGTAAAGTTCCTAAAGTCTTTTAAAGGCTCAGGGATTGCGTTCTGTTGTTGCATAGTGGGTATGTACCTCTCAGGTATAAGACCCCTACTCAGAGGGGCTTAAATCGCCATTAAAAGCTATATAATAGCTGTTAGTCATCATATACTACTTCGATGTCGTGAGCATGTGTGTCATTTACTTTAGCCCATACAGCGTTGATAGGAGCTACAGAGAACTCCCACGTAGCCGCTAGGTCACCAGCTTGTGCTGAACCAGCTAGGTTCATACCAGTAGTAGGGGCTGTGTTGTTATCACTAAATCCAATAGTAATGTAATGGTTGTCGTGGTCATTCTGTATTACTAAGTACATACGACTAGGGTTATCGTCTAGTATTTTTACCCAAGATTGGTCAGCAGGTAGCGTGACATTCTTAGATGCTAGACTTGCGTTATGCCCTCTCATTGTACTTGTTCAGCTATGTCAAAGGGTAACTCATTTAGTAAGTTAGCCATAGGGTTGCTCTCAGTAATAACATCAAGGGTTGCTCCGTTGTCCTTTAGAAACTTGACAGCTACTGACAGTTCTGATGCAGTGGCTTCCCCACTACGTACACGTAAGAGTAACTCTTGTGTTACTGCATCGTGCAAACTATCCATCTGTTGTTTTTCACTCATTGCCACTCTCCTGTACGTATCTGCTCAGTGACTTCTACTGCACGTTGGCCTACTTGTTTAGCCCACCTACTCTGTAGAAACTCGTCTGCTGCCATATCGTACTTTCCGTCCTTTAGCAGAGCCATTGCGTTTACGAACTTTGTTACTGTCCCTATCCCTACGTTGAAGGTGAAGTTGATAAGGGCTGCGAAACGTACCTCGTCTAGGTCTTTCGTCCACGCAAACCTGCGTGTCAGTTGTGTCACTGCCTCTTGTATGTCGTGTTCCAGAAGCATCTCTGCTTCTTTCTCTGTTATACCAACATCGTCTAAGTTTCTTCCAACACCGATAGTACATTTGCCCTGCGTACAAAAATAAGGTTTAAGTTTGACACCCTCGTGCCGCTTCAACTGCTCTATTAGCTTTGTCATGCTTTCTTCTTGTATTTACTTGTGTTTTTCTTTTTAGGAAATCCAGCTTTCATGTTTGCATACGCTTTGTCAGAGATGGTTGACTTACTCTTAGGACGGCTTGTACCAGCTTTTTTACGCTTGTTAATGTTCTCATAAAGGCTCATTTTGAATTTATCCTATGTACTATGTTGATTGCTGTATTTATCCATACACCTGTCAGGACGAGCAGATGTATAATAAGTTCTACGTATGTTATATCCACTTACTTCTTTTCCTTAATAGAAGCTGCCAAACCCCCACCAAAGTAAAAGCCTACAATTACTAACATTATCTCGCCAATCCAAAACTCATTAAGGACACCTTTCACAGCTTCAGTATCACCCTTACCAGCTAATGTCATACCCATTGTAATAGAAAAGCATACTAGGAAAGTAACTGTAAACATCAATGCTAGGTAACGCTGTGCTAGTTTGTAGGGAGCATAGGCTGCTAGTAGCTCTGTTTTAGCTTTAGACTTAGCAACTACTTCTTCTTCTGTAGAGGTATGAATGTCATCTATTAGCTTGATACCTTGTTGAATAACATCCTTACTTCCAAACAATTTCATTAACACTGGTATCATGTCATCGTCCCCATCTTCTCACACTTAGCACCCACTATTTCGTACTCAGGTATGACAAACTTAACACTGTTAATCATTTCTGTTATACGTGTCTCACACTGTACCTTAGTAGGTTTAAGACCTAAGGTGTCATCTAATTGTAAACATTCTTCAGGTGACTGTATCATACAGGCAAATACGATAGCTTTAAACATATCTTATCCTCTCGTTGCTAAATAGTAGACGAAAGCAAAGTAGACTACTAACGCTCCCCCAAGTATAGTAAGGGCTGCTATGGTTAGTATCTCCATTAGTTGCTTACGCTTCCTTAGTCTTTCTTCTTGTTCTAATTGTCTGCGTTTTCTTGCTTCAGCTTGAAACTTAATCCAATCTTGCCAAAGGCCAGCACGTCCATAAAGCTGCATAGCTTCACGTAGTTGGTCTTCTTGTTTACGGACTTTCTCAAGTGCCATAAACTCTTCTAAGTCTTCACCAGCACTACCGCCTACTTTAGTCCAGAACGAGTTTTTCTTTTTATGCGCTTTCTTCTGAAGAGTATCCTTCGCTGTAACAAAGTCTGAGATAGCTCTCCCACAGTCTGCTAGTTCGCGTCCGTTGGCTAGAGTTTGTTTTATTACAGCAAAGGCGGCATTACAGGCTGCTAATTCAGCCAGCATACCTTCTCCTAGTTAGTTCGTCTGATGTTTTGCATTGGTTGTCGGTTAGGGGATGTAGTTCCAGAGCGTGTTCCGCTACGTTTAACTTTCTTTTTCTTAATCCCTAACATACTTAGAATACCACCCTTGACGTTGGCGTAAGCTTCACCAAACCCCATAGGCTTTGTTTGTATCTTATAGTTTGCCATTACTTATCCTTCCACATTTGGTATATCTTAAAGGCAAGATACGTTATAGACATTACCCCCACTACCAAAGCTACCCATTCGTTTAGAGCAGGTAACCACAGAGGTGCAGATAAACCACCAGCAGCTATAGCTAAATCGTTCTGGTTCACCCTGCAATCTCCGTAATACTTAAAATGCTAGGATTGCTGTTGTTCTGTGCAGTCAAACTTGTAGAAGAACTTTTGAACGCTCTAACTGTGTAGGTTGTTGAACTTGTGCTAGGTGCATCAATATAAGCGTGAATAGGCATCCTAGTAGAATACGCTTCGTTGTTGTCACCATTGAAATAATACCCGCCACCATTGTCAGTATATATAATTGATGAGCCATCATATATTTCAAGACTGAAATTGGGGTCTGCGGAATATCCTGTTCCAAAATGTACAGTGCCTGTTAATAACAATTTGTTGCTAGTTGACGCAGGAATAATTGTTGCAGTCAGACCAGTGGATGTGCCGCTACCTTTTGTATTAGATGTAATGCTTGTGCTGGTACTAAAACTGTTAGAAACTACCTGCAACACAGTACCACTAGGCAACCCTGCGCTAGTAACAGCAGACAAAGACTGATTGTTTAGTTTAATAAGTGCCATGTCAGTCTCCTATCCTATTAAGTAGCCTTGAAAGTGTGGCGTACCTTCGTCTGCGGTTGCATATTGGTACAAATACAAATTAGATACATTTACCCTAATGTAATCATTAGCTGTCATTTCTGTTATAAACGATGTGTGAGCAGGTAAATACGAAGTAATATTAGTGTAAGCGTAATATTCTCTAGCTATATCCCAAGTTGAAGCATCTGAACTGGTTTCAAAATCTACTATTATTGTTCCTGTTGTTGTGCCGCCATTAGAACTACAAGCAAAAGCATTTAACATAAAACAATAAAGTCCAGTTACAGGTGCTTTAAAATAATGATTGGTTGTATCGTAATAGTTTCCAGTATTAAATATTGTACTGTTAAATTGTATTACACCATTAATACCCCCTGCCGTACCTATTCTTCTCATACTAAAAGCTGGTCTAGCTGGTGTAAGAATACGACCAGTGCTATCAATAGTCATGGCAGTGTTAGTGCCAGCCGCATCACGAATAGTACCGACATCAAGATTGCCAGACACCGCTATGTTAGTGTCCAGCTTGGCAGATGTCACAGCACCGTTACCAATCTTGTTAGTCGTAATAGCCCCATCAGTAACCGTCTTAACAGCCAGCACATCACCCAGCGCAACAACAAAGTCGATGCTGTCTGAGCCTGTCAGTGGGTCATCAAACACTAGGTCAGAACCTGACACTGTGAAGCTGTCCTGTGGTGCTTGAATAACACCGTTCAGAGATACTAGCAGTTGGTTAGCACTCTCTGGGTAGTATGCCGCAGAACCTAGCGTCAAAGCGTAGGTGTCTGTAGCAGAAGCAGTAAGGTTGTCTAGCTTATGGAAGCCACCGCCTACTGGATTTTTACCTATGTATGGCATTAGTCTGCATCCTGTATTGTGTTGCCGTCAGCTACCCATTCTAGGATAGCCGCATAGTGGCGGTTGGCTGTGTCAAGTGGAACGAACATCTCTGTGCCGTCAATGGTGGCCTTTACGCCAGATTGATTGCCGTCAGGGTCATTGTAATATTGTGCATTTGTAATGTTCATTTTTATAACTCCGCATCCAGCGTTGCGTTCATATTGCCAGAAGAATTCCCAGTTCCAGTTCCATATCCGTATACTGGGTAACTTCCTGTATTTCCAAGCTGAGAATTAACCCCAAAGGTAGTTGAAAAAGTGTCACCCAAACTGGTGGTTGCTGGTGTTGTCCTCATATTTACTTCATGCCCAGATACAAAAGTACCGTCACTTCTCGTTATAAACGACTCATGAAACGCCTGATAATACCTCTGACACCTAGCCAACTCATCGCCATAGCTACGATGCTCAAACGGTGTGGCCTCGCCTAGTTCTAGCTGTACGCCTGTGATGTAAAACTCAGGTGATGTGCTTTCTAACCAGCCCGTTGTGTCATAGACACGGGTGTTGTTCACATTAGCCGCCCAAGATGTACCAAATGTGCCGCCTGTCCAATCTGTTCCAGCATCTAACCAAAAAGTTAAATCAAGGCTTCTAGCGTTATCATTATCTAGTGCGCCTGTCGTATCACCAGCAAAAGTTACTGTTTTCTTTTCCCAAGTGTTTGTTGCAGATACTATATAGCTTGCAGAAATAACCCTAGTGTTGTCACTGTCATACAGATTGATACTGTATGTACTAGCAACACTAGACTTTACCCAAAAGGATAAGGTCAATGACTTTGCAGATGATGTACCTTTTGCTAGTTGTTGTAAGTCTTGGCCTTCAAATCTTTGTGCAATATTAACTTGGTCAGCCGCATCAAGTGATGCTTCTGATGCGTCCATGCTTATTTTTTGTGAGTAAGCAAATCCCTGCCCAGACGGTACATCTGTTGACCTATCTACATCTATGTTTCCATCAGTACCAGAATGAGCGATGCGCCAACGGTCACAGAAATAGTTACCGCTAGTGATTGTGTCAATCGTAGTGCCTCTTTGCCACACCTGCATCGCACCATTGATGATAAGATTTCTTGCCCCTGCATATTGCTCTTGAGAGGCTGGTAGTATTTTTGATAATGACATGTCAGTCTCCCTATGCGTCATCTGTCAAATAGGTCATAGACCATATTGACTGGCTGTTTAAATTAGAGTGTGAGGATGATACAACATTGGTAACTCCAAGAGCATAAGGGTAGTTACAATGAACTTGCTTTGTATTATAAACTCCAATCCCTTGAAAGGGATACCCATATCCGCTACCGTCCCAGCCATTTAATGCAGCAAAATATCCGCAATTCGCAATCGGATAGTAGCCTGTTAAGTTAGCTACTGTAAAAGGAAGCCCAGAAAAACTAAGTTGCCCAGTACCACTTGAGCCATTAGTGTAAGAAAAAGAACTAGCTGGGGTTTGGTAATGCCACTGAACATTAACTACATTACCAACTCTTTGATACCATCCAAGTTGAACTGCTGGTGTTCCTGTATGAATAGTAGCGTTTGTATCAGTAGCTGATTGGTCTGATAAAATTGGTGTCCATGTACCAGTTCTATAAAAAGCGTTGCTATTTAAATCAGTCATCTTAAAGTTACTGCTAGAAACATCTAGCGTACTATTAACATCTAATGTGCCAGATGTCGTTAATGTCCCAGTAACAGCAATGTTTGTGTCTAACTTTGCACTTGTAACAGCACCACTAGCCAACTTTGCGCTAGTAACAGAACCATCAGGCGGCACTACAGTCTGCAATGCCAGAGAGTTATACACCACATAGATATCGTCAGAAGCAACTACATCGCCTGTTAGCGTTACAGCTGTATCAGCCACAGTGTACGCAGTAGTAGGCTCTTGTTTTACATTGTTGATATAGAGGTCAATATCTTCTTCTTTGCTAACAGCATGAGTAAGCGTAAGAGTATCGCCAGTTGCCCCTGTCAAGTCTTGCTTGGTAGGACGCTGGACAAAGCCCTCTGCTTGTTGATTACCAATGTAACCCATAGTCAGCCTCCCTAGATAGAAATGTCATCAACAGCAGATACCCAAACATCTAGTGAGCTTGCAGTGTCTGATTTTACCCAGAGCCTGTCACCTGATTGGACTACTACTTTTGCACCACCATCAAGTACCTGTAGCGCACCGCCAGCGGCAATAGGCGCACCCTTGATTAGATAGATGTCGTTAGTGCCATCATTGATGTAGCAGTCTACATTGATAGCGTTGCTTGTTATGTTAGTCATGTGGATACCTACAATCGTATCGTAGCTATCAAAGTCAGCCCCATCAGGAATATCTGCGGCTGATGTGCCTACAGCGTTGAGGCTGTAACGTCTAAAATTCTGTGCCATAATATATCCTTATAAAGCGATTGACATAGCGATTGCAAAACCAGAAGTAGTACCAGCTTCAATAGCTGTCCATTGTACGTCTGTTGTATTATAAACTTTTAATTTTTTTGCGGATGTATCGTAAAACAACGCACCATCTATTAACGGATTACCGTCATTGTCTAGTGAAGGCTCTGCTGATTTGTGGCCTAAATACGTGTCATCGAAACTGTCTAAAGTACTAGATGCTTGTTCTGCATAATACTTTGCAGAATGAAATGTGCCATCAACAGTATTGCTACCACTTACATAGCTAGCCCAATCTTTAGCAGAACCACCACCAGATAAACCACGTCTTTGTGTACCAATAGCATACTCTTTAGCAGAGTACTCAGTACCATCTACTGTAGCTGTAGTCTTAGTAGACCACTCTTCTGATGCACCTGCACCTGATTGGTTAGTAACACCTGTACCACCTGTAGCCCATGCCTTAGATGAGTAGCCTGTACTGTCTACAATACCATTAGTCTTCTCTGCCCAATCTTCTGCAAGTGTCTCAGACGTTGCTGCATTAGTTGCAGAGGTAGCAGCATTAGTTTCGCTAGTAGCCGCATTAGTAGCAGAAGTAGAGGCGTTACCTGCCTGTGTCGTAGCTGTAGTTGCGCTTGTGGCTGCACTAGTTGCAGAGTTAGACGCATTGGTAGCCTGTGTGGTAGCTGTTGAAGCACTGTTAGATGCACTCGTAGCTGACGTTGCAGCATTGCTCTCGCTAGTGGCGGCATTAGAAGCAGATGTGGCAGCAGCAGATGCTGAGTTAGCAGCAGCCGTTGCACTTGCAGCAGCAGCACTTGCTGAACCTGCTACATTGTCTACGTATGCCTTAGTTGCACCATCGGTACTAGCTGTAGGCGTACCTACGTTTTTAATAATCTTACTCTGTGCATCCCACTTATCGTCAGCATCTAGAGTAATACCATCGTTAGCTTTGTCTACAGCTTCCTGTGCAGCATGGAAGGTCTGGATGTTAGAGTTATCCAAATCTTCCTCAGTTAGTACTGAGCCAGATGCAAAGTCTACTGAACGTGCTGTAAGGTCTGTGGTTCTCCGCACCTGCACAAGCGTACCTGAAGCAGGGGCAGAGGTTAATTGAACACTAGCAGCAGAAGGAAAAGTTAGGCCAGATTCAGCCACACCGTCTACTGTTACACTAATCTCAGACTGAGCAGTGTAGTCAAAGGGAATAGCGAAAGTGTCAGTCGCATTATCCCCTGTATAGTTTTGATATGAAAAAGCCATTGCTTATCCTTCTGTGTTTAGTCAATGATGTAACTTTAGGTTAGTCTGCTCCATACTTAGCAGATAAGTAATTTAAGCTTTGATTGATACCATAAAATTTAGCCATAGGTATAGCGTTCTTAAATGTTCTCAGTTCTGTTTCAGAAAATTTACCATCTGAAATATCATCACCTAGTCCTAAAAAAGCCTGAAAAATGTTATAAGCTGGTGGTGTAAAGCCATTACTTGTTCCTGTAGCAGTTCCTGTTACCATTTGAAAAGCTAGTGCAAATATAGATGCAGCACCTACTTGACTTATAGCACCCATAGTAAACCTGTCCCAAGCCATCTGTCTCTTAATATATTCGTCAGCATCACTACGTCCAGCAGCATTTAACTGTACTCTAGTAGTGTATAGTAAACTACCCCATAGCATAGAAGCAGTCATTAACTTTGTTATGGCTACAGCTTCTCCTGTCATAGCTCTTCTTCCTAGACGTGCTGTCTGTTGTTCAAGAGCAGCTAAAGGAAACGAAAGAAACTGTCCAAATATCTGACCAACAGTGGAACGTAACACATAGTTCATAGAGCCTATATTTACTTCCTGTACATTCTGAGTAGTTTCTCTTAACAAAGACATAGACCAAGCTTCAGCAGCTTCTTTGTCTGTCCACTGGTCTACATTCATATAGTCTAATTCACCATCTGGACGTAGCTTTGCTCCTGTTTGTGGGTCATTTATAGCATTAAATATACGTCTTTGCATAACAGGGTTTATGCCCTGTTGTAGCATCTTAGTTTCACTGAAAGGTGCTTTACCTTTCCTAGCTGAATCAAACCATTGTTGAGTATAGTTAAACATTGTTAAGCGTCTATTAAATGCTGTAACAGGCAGAAGACCACTACCTAATGATACTGCTTTTGAAATTTTGCCTAATGTTTCATCTACTTTAGTAGTTCTAAAAATACTAGGTTCTAAGGCAGACTCAGCGTCAAAACGAGTAGCACGATTAACAGAAGCTGTAAGGATTTCTTCTCCTTTACCACCTGTAATAAACACTAACTCTCGCATAGCTTTAGAATCTAGTTGACCGTCTGATGCTCTTTTGTAAAACTCTCTTAGTCTTGACATGCTTTTAAAGTTAGTCTTAAGTGAGTATTCTAATAAAGAGTTTGTTACTTCCATCAAAGCGGATAGACCAGCCATTGGCATCATTGCAGCATAAGTAAACTGTTTAGCTCTTCGTACTGCTAATTTTACTGATTCAGGTGAAGTATCTTTAGCACCTAATCTACCTGTCATACCATCATACATAAACTGCATGGCTTTTAATTCTTCAGTAGTATTTGTGTAACCTTTTTCAGCAGCATGGTCTGTGACTTTTTTAACTACATCATCCCAAGAAGAGCCTACAACATTTGTGTCAATACCTACTTTTGCTAGTCCGTAAGCTCCAGCCATTTGAAAATTGTAAGCGTTTTGTATAGTTTGAATATTGTTTTCTAGTAGGTCAGTAAACCGTAATGTTTGAATATTGCCGTTTACATCTACTGCATCAATAGTAGCCATCTCATTTAGAATAACACGAGGCTGTGTACGTTTGTGCTTTCTTACTGTAGCATCTTTACTTAAGAAATATACAGCATCGTTAATTTGGTCACTATTAATGCCAGCAGTAAGCATGGCTTGTTCTAACTCTTCAACATCAAAGGGTCTGCTAAGTACCACACCACCTGAAGCGTAAGGTCTACTTAAAACAGTCTTAGTATAACCTGAAGCCATAGCGTCAATGTAGTTTTTAACATCTTCTGGTGAAGCTTCTTTACCTGTTCTTTTAAGTATGCTCTCTGCTATCTCTGTAGCTATGTCAGGTTGTGCCTCTATTATAGCTTTTCTAACTAAAGAAGATACTATAGTAAGACTTTCTTCCATACCAAACCTACGTCTAACTGCATCAATACCTTCATCAGAAAACAAACGAGCCAGATAAGTACTTGGGTCAATCCTTCCTTTTGTCAATAGTTCTTCAGTAAAGCCAGCAGCATTAGCCTTAATGTTGTCTTCTAAGAAACGTCTATTAGCTGTAATAATTTTATCAGCTACTTCTCGTACCTCAGGCGCAACAGTTCTATCGTTTGCTCTGATAGCCATAGTTACAGCTTCATCAAAGTCTTCTTGCTTTCCACCTGTTCTTTTTTTCCAAGCTGCAAATGGTTTCTGATAAGCTGTTTCAAACTCTAAAATACCCTGTCCCTCTCGTTGCATCTTATACTCAGTAGCAGCAGGGGCAACAGGGGGAACAACACCTGTTTCAGGGTCAGGTGAATGTCCTCTACTAGTTAATCCTAGTTTATCTGTAAAGTACCTAGTAAAGGCATTGTCTGATTTCATACCTTTTGATTGAGAAGAAAACCAACTACGTACAGCAGTAAACATGTCATCTTGTTGAGGAGCAGCAGCCGCAGCTTGAGCTTCAGTTACGTTAGTAATAGGAGAGTTTAAATCTATATCATCAGATAACATTCGAGAAGCTTCTGCCTCTTCTAACGCTCTCTGTGCTGTTACAGGACTGTCCACACTATCTAAAAAAGCTAACTCATTAGATGTTAAAGGTGTACCTGATTCGTACTGTTTAAGTAGGTTCTGGTACTCTTTCTTTTTACGCATTGCTGTAGACACACTACTAATACTACCACTAAGAATAGTAGAGGCAGCCATAGCAATGGCTACATCTCCACCTGTGATGTCATACTTATCTGTAGCTCTAATACCTTCAAAGATACCAGCTTCAGCAGCACCTACACCAGCACCTATCTTAAATGCTCTACTTACGTTATAAGCTTTTTTACCCAAAGCTATACCGCCAACCTGAGGTGCTATAGTAGTGGTAACACCAATAGCAGCAAGCTCTGGTAAATCTGTCAAAGCTGCCACAACTGTAGCAAAAGTACCTTTACCGCCAGCACTAGCAAGAAGTTCTCTATTTGATTGAGTTTTTTTATAATCTTCTGCTAGTGCTTGGGCGTTTGAAAGGCTACTATTTATGGCTGTGTCTGTTACTTCTTGTATTGCTCTTGTGTCAGTTAAACCTTCTGTAAGGCTCTCCATTAACTCAGGTGTCATCTCTTTAACTGGTTCGTATGAATTATTTGTCATACGATTAGCTATAGATGCTACACTATTTAGTATGCTGTTTTCTTTAGCAGCAACACCGTACAAGAAGTTAAAGCTGTGGTCAGGAGCATTACGCTCTCTAGCAAGCTCTAGTTCTCTAAGTTCATCTCCTGTTATGTATTCTACAACAGGTCTAGGAACTTCTGTAGATATGTCAAAGCTGTCAAACAACTTATCCATAGGGTTTAGAACTTCATTCTCAGCCATAAGTTTCCTCGTTTATTTGGTTTCTTTTACTATTTGTAACAATGCAAGAACAGCGTGAGCTATCTCACCTTGCTCATTAACAGTAATACCTCTTTCAGTTAGTTTCTTACTGTATAGTCCAGCTTCCTCAAGTCCTAGTTGTTTAGCCACGTTAGGGTCTAAATCTTTAAGAGCTTTAGTTGCTTTGCTAATAGCTTTCTTATCAGAAAGGACTTTTCTTTGTTCAGATACTAACTCATCAAACCTGTCAGGTGATACTTTATCTTCTATAAATCTAGTAACATCAATAAAATCAGTCACACCCATAGCTTCTAAAGCTTCCCTAACAACAGGTATCTGTACATCTTCTCTGATAGCAGAAGCCTCAGGTGGTAGGGACGCAAGATAAGCTTCTCTATCTGCTATAGCTTGTGCCTCTTGTTCCTGTCTTCTTCTCTCACCTTGTTCTTTAGCTTGTTGGAAACGTGCCAAACTTTCTGTGCTAGATATATCTATAAACACTCCCTGACCAGCAGCTAACGCTTGAGCTTGTTGCAACACTAGCTTCTCTTCAGGTGTAACACCAGCAGCAAAAGATAACTTATCCTGTGTTTCTGTTAAGATACGTGCCTTAACTGTCTCAAGAGGTAAAGTCAATAGCTCAGAATAAGAAAAACTTAGGATAGGATTTCTGTCACCGTTCTCGTTAGTAATAACTAACTGTGCCATGTTTGCATTTGAAGGGTGGCCTAGTACTACTAAGTCAGCGTCTTCACCTGCAATTTCTGTCATGTAGTCTGGAAAACCTTGTATGTCGTGAATAGCTGTTAGTAAGCTAGACATACGTGCAGGTGCGTCAGCTAACCTACGAGTATCGGTGTTTCTTTTAAATATAGCGGTCTTAGTACCGTTATACCCTTCAGCTATATAGAAGTCATTAACAGCATGTTCAATCACACTAGGAAGTGCTTGTTCCTTAGTTTTACCTAGTACCTCTACTTCTGTTTTTAACAAAGCTTCCATGTATAAACGTAAATCAGGCGTGTTCATAACATCTTCAAAAGCTGTTTGGTTAGGTAGTATTGCCCTTTTTAAAGTGACAGCCTCTGTTATATCTTCATCTGCAAGAGAAATACCTGCACTAGAGTACAGAGGCTTTTGTAAAAGCTTTACTGCTTTAGCTAGTGGCATATCCATATCTCTGACTAAAGTAGATAAATGACCTAACCTAATGTTCATGTCACTAGTAGGAGAAAAAGCTACATTAGTATAACCAGCACTATAGTCGTTCATAGTTTCATACATAGTAAGTGCTTGCTGTACTAACTGTAAGTCATCTTCATCTAGTTCTTCACCAGCAGTAGATGTTAAAGCTTGTGTTACTACAGTGTTAGTAAGTACTCTTTCTACCTCTGCTGGTAGTACCTGACGAGATAGATAAAAATCTTTTATCTTTCTATCAGCGTGAGTTTTTACAGTCTCTGCAATAGCAGCAGTTCTCTTTTGTTCTACATCTTCTTCAAGACCTTCAGGAATATCACCAACTACATCTAATACATCGTCATACTCTTTATTAACACGTTCTAATTGTACAGCTAGTTCTTGTTTAGCTTGTGCTTCAAATGCAGCTTGTATTTCTGGTTCAGATATAGAATAGCTTTTACCTGATTCAGGGTCAACATAATTAAGGTCTGTTAATAGTGTAGCATCTCTAAACCCAGTATTTCTAAATTTAGTTAGTCTTTCGTTTAGAAAAGCTTTCTTATTAATCTCAATGTTCTGAGCAGCAAACTGTTTGTTATGTTTTTCTAACTCGTCTACTATCTTCTGAGTTTCGTCAGTGTACTGTGATTTGTTTAACGCTCCAGTTTCTTTTAACCACTCATAAAATGGTGTATTAGTACCGTACAACTCTGTTAGTTCTATCTGCTGTCTAAAAGCTTCTTCTGTTACTTCAGCTTCTGTAAGGCCAGAGTTAGCAACCATATCGTCTAGTAAAGCTACACCATTAGCAATACGTTCTTGTTCAGAAACTGCTGTGTTGAATAGACCACGATTAAGAACATTAGTCATATTAGTATCAAGAGTATCAGTTCTGTTTTGTTTCATTACCTCTGGTAATACTTCTTTAGTAGAAAACGATTGAGCCGAAATGCTAAACTCATTTACACCTTGAGCAACAATAGGACTATTTTTACCATACTGTTTTTCTAAAGTTTGCTTAAACTCTTCCCTAAGTTTTTCAATTTCTTGTTGCCATTTTGAAGGATTAGCTAAGTAAGTAGGTGTGTTACCTTTCCACATAGCTGTCAGCATGTCTATTTGACTAGTAACACCAGAAGATATAAAAGCATCTTGTCTTGCAACAGTAGCTTGTTTAACAGCAAGCTCTTTGTTTGCTTGAGATTGTTCAATAGCGTCCCAAGCTTTAATGTTTTTCTTTACAGTGTGTCTCTTGTTTTCAACCAACCATTCAGAACGCCAAGATTTACCATTTATAATACCATTATCGTCAGTAGAAGTAGCCCAAGCTAGTTCTTGTGCAAGAATAAGGTCATTAATTTTATCTTTAGGAATATTAGGATATAAATCCATAAAGGCTTGTACAAGAAATTTACCTTCTTGAAAAGAATTAGGAGTAGGATTTTCAGCCAACATATTAAGTTGAGGTGCTAAATCATTATTAATAGTTTCTGATACATCGTAGTCAAATTTTTCAGGTATGTACACCTCGCTAAAAAACTTGTACTCTACCGCTTCCATATCCTTTTTAATAAGATTAATAACAGCAGGGTTAGTACCGCTTTTCTGTAATTCTTCATAATATGAAGCGTAGTTAGCCTGTCTATGTTGAGAAACAGCTTCCTTCCCCATTTTTAAATAATCATCAGAATGTTTTAAATAGTCATCTTGACCTAACAATCTTAAATTATTCACAGCAGTTCTAGCTTGAAAAGCTTGTTTATCTATTACACCATTTACTACTGCTTCTGCTAGTGCATTATTTCTAGCTTGTTCTTCTTTTACTTTAGATTCTATAAAAGGGTTAATAGCATCTACAAAAGATTCTAAAGGAGAAGGAGTATCTAACTCAGAAGGCGGTCTAACATACGTTTCTACTACAGACGCTACAGGTCTTACAGCAGAAACTGAGGTATCTAAATCAGCTACCTGTACTCTTTTTCTAGCCATGTTAAATCCTTATCTAAAAATGTCGGTAATAGAAGACCAAGCACTAGGTGCTGGCATTGCTCCTACAAAATTTTCTGCTTCAATAAGAGCAGTAGCTTCCCTCTGCACTTCTAATTGTTGGGTAGCTATTTCTTTTGCAGAAGGTTGTTTTGCAGCCATGCCAGATAGTGCTGCTTTTCCAGCATACATTAAAAAGTTAGGCTGTTGTCCCTGAGGTACAGAGTTTATTCTATCTTCTGTTTCTTTAGTAACGCCAATCTTTTCTAGCTCTATCTGTTTCATTATGCTTTTTTCTTGTGCATTTAACTTAGTAAAGGCTCTAAGCTTTTTAGTCATAGGCTCTTTAATAAAGTTATCAATACTGCCACCAGAAAATCCTGTCTCTCCCCCTACAACAGCACGTGTCTCTTGATTCTGTAAAGTTTGAATAGCTAGTTCTGTTTTCTGGTCAGCTATGTATTCAGATTCTTGAATAGCTCTCCTATTTAACTGAGCAATTTTTAGATTCTGAGCATCTGCTGCTCTAATTCTGTTTATAGCATGTCTATAATCTTGTCTATCTGCATCTTGTTTGGCACTAATATAGTCAAGAGCTACGCCCCCTATTTGTGCTGCCATCTGCCAACTCATATCTGTATCCTCACAAATTCTAAAAAGGGTTTATTACCTACACCCCATGTCTCATGTCGTTTAATAAATGTGAAGCCGACAAAGCGTAGCCAATCAATAGCTACCTGATAGTCTGCATCAACAGCGTTAGTTAGTAGGGGGTACTTCTTGTTTATATCTCTTACCCACTTACGTGAACCACGTAGGAAAGGTATCTGTATCTTTGTAATAGGTGGGGCAGTAAGAAGCCATACAACTCCTTCACCACCCACACCATACATACCTGCAATCTCGTTGGTATCTTCTACAAGAAAAGTCCAACACTCATCTGATTCGTCAAACCCTAGTTGTAGTGCTACTTCAGGGCTACCATGTGAGGCTATCACTTCTGCTTTGTCTTCTGGTCTTAGGTTATCCTTTAACCAATCAACGTCAGCTTGGATACTTTTCCTCACATGAGCCTTCATTACATTCTCCTTGAACGTAGTACGTAGAAACCTTCCCACTCTGCGCTTTGAAAAGCAGCAGGTAGGTGACTATCACTTTCTATAACAATCTCTGTGTCTGAGTTACCTACTACACCAAACTGGTATGTACCACTATCAATAGCAGCCTTGTTTAGTATGTTAGCAGCACCACCCACAATACGCCCTGTAAAGGTACGTGTATAGGTAGTACGTCTAGCAGGTGTAGTCTTGACAGTAAAGAAGCCTGTATTGTTATACACCACAGACCAGTTACGAATACGCAGGTCTGCTGTAGTTACAGGGTTGTTATTAATCTTAGGAACAGGCTCAGAGAACTGGTACTTAAATGTAAAAGGTATACCAGCATACACTTTTTCACCAGCAGACAGTTTACCTGCAACTGCTGATAGTGCTATTATACCACCATCCTGTGCTATGTAAGTAGTATTACTATCAGTATAGGGTACAGTTGTCAAGCCTGATGTTTCCAATGTTACACGTCTGTCTAGGTGTATAGAGAAAGCACCATCAGTATACTCAGTAGCCTCAT